CATGAAGGAAAACGGGCGCGCCGTGCTGATTCTCGCCAGCCTTTTTGCTGGCCCCGAGAATCAGCACGGCGCGCCCGTTTTCCTTCATGGCGGTCAGGTTTCGTGCCGCGATCAGGTGGTCTATTTTGTTGATCTTGTAGCCATCTATCCTGACTTCTTCGGGAAGTGCGCCAAACGGCGGATTCATGATGACGGAGTCGAATTCTCCAACCATGTCCTCCGGGACTGGTTTTGTGGCATCCCGGGTGGTGACGGTGGCATTGTCCTTAAACCCGTAGGGATAGTTGATCCCCATCGCCCTGCCGAGCGCCTCGGCGCGCTTCGGGTCAATCTCGTTGGCAACCACATCGCCATGCCTGAAAGACCTCGGGTTCTCGATATCGATCAGCAGCATCCCGTTACCGGCGGTCGAGTCGTAAACCCTTCCGCCATTGGGCTTGATGCCGGCCATGCGGCCGGCGATGTAGGCGATCGGTACCGGGGTGCTGTACGCCTGATTGGCCGCGCTGGTGCTGGTCTGCAGGTTGAGCGCCGGCTGGCTGTTGTACAGCTGGGTAAGCGCCTCCCATGCCTGCTGGTCAGCGAGTCGGTTATTGGTGGACTCCGAGCGGAACTCGTGGGTCTTGGTCAGCAGGTAGCGGGCGCGCTGCACGATGGCAGCCTCAAGATCCTCCTGAGCCTCTTTCAGGCGGTCATATTTCAGGTCGGACGGTTTTACCCCGTCGAATTCGGCGACGAACTTACGCAGTCCGTTGTTGTCTGAGGGGAGCTCGCCATTGGCAAGCGCCACAAATAGCGCCCGGGCCAGCTTGGTGCCACCCTTCCAGCCTGACGTTTTCGCATCTTTCTGCTCTGCCTTTTCCTTTTCGTCTGCTTTTGCGCGCTCGTTGAGCCAGTCGGAAAGCTCCTTGAATCGCTTCGCCCTGTCGTCGTTCAGTTTCTTGGTCAGGTCCGGCTTGAACGAATCCTTCACCCTCGGGCCTGACGGGGTCCATTCGATCTGATCGAAGATGTATCCGAAAACCTCTTTCAGTAGGGTGCGATCATCGCCAGCCGGGTACGGGGTGCCTTTGTATCCTGAATCCTTGGTGACATGTCCATCCTCAACCCACGGGCTGACGAGGTAATCATCGATTCCCGGCGACACATCGAATATGAAGGACTCGACCGCCCGGGCAAACAGTTCTTCGTCTTTCGCCCAATACGGTTTGTTCCTCGGCTTGCCCTGTGCCTTGTCGAGTAGTCTCGCGTTTTTCAGGTAATCGGTATCCACGATAAGCCTGAGTTGCTGCAGGCGCCGGAACGCATTGCCGATCTTGGTGGCGTGTTTGTCTCCGCGGTAATGCCAGCCGCCGGTAATGAATCGCTCAAGGTCCTGCTTCGCCGTCTCCAGATCCATCACGCGCTGGCTCATTCCGCCTACCGCCTCTTCAATCAGGCGGTTCATGCGGGCCTTTGCCGTGTTTTCCGGGTTCTCCGGATCCCGCAGGTAGTAATCGAGGGCGTGACCCCACTCGTGGGCGATGGAGCCGTCGCCGTTACCCTTGGTGACATTGATCACGGCAACCGGGGTGCCCTCTGCACGGGGCTGGTTCGGGGAGAAGTGCGCGGCGTGTTTGCCACCATGGCCCAGCGCACCAACCGAGAAATACAGCCAGCCGTTCAGGGAGATATCCTTCGGCTTGATGCCAAGGGTTTCGGCCAGATCCATGAAGGCGTCGTAGGCGTAGTTCAGGTGGTCCTGCTCTTCCTTCGAGCTGACGTACTGACCGATAGTGATATCCTTGAACCCGAACACCCTTTTGAGCAGTTTTGAAGAGATATTCCTCCCGTTGCGATCGGTCTTGAATCCGTCGCGACGGATTTCATCGAGGCGCGGGCGCGATAGCGGCTTGGCGCGCCCCTTCACGCTCAGGGGTTCGTCCTGCTCTTTCACCAGCCTGTCTGCGTACCGAGAGGGGATGATCAGCGCGGAAGGATTGCGGCGCACCATCGACATGAAGGTGTTGTGAATCTCCTTGTAGTCGTGCGCCTCGTACTCGGTTCCGTTGAAAGTTTTCTTCTTCACCACCCCGTTGGACATGAGGTCGGTGTACTTGCGCTGGAATTCCTCGACCCGCTTGACCCCGTCGAACAGGGCAGCAACCTCGCTGACCGTGTCGGCATACTGCTGGGCCAGCGCCTTGACGCGATCCGGATCCTCTTCCCATCTGTCGCTCAGTACCTCGGAGAACGACGAGTGCCACCGGCCGCGACCGCCACCGAGCTGGGATCCGGCCCACTCGGTAAACGGCAGCAGGGTGCTACGCAGCTGGATCAGGATGCCCTTGACGCCGTTACTTGCGCCCTCGGCTACCAGTTCATCGGGGAGCATGGCCGGGCGGGCCAGCGCCGAAATCAGGTCCTTCAGGTCCTTATCGGTGACGCCACCCTCTTTGACCTTCTTGAACAGCTCGTACCAGCGCCGCAGCTGGTTTCCGGTGCCGCCCTGCTTCCTTCCGGATACGGTGCGGCCGGTCTGCTTCAGCCAGTCATGAGCGGCATCGTAGCCCTTGCGAACATCGGGGCTCTTGTCGTCGAGGTTCGACAGGGTGCCGCCACTGATGACATGCTCCCAGCCCTTGCGGTAGGCGATTTCCTTCTCGGGAGAAAGATTCAGGTCCGGGAGGCGCTTCTCGAGCTCTTCGTCGGCAGCCGCGCGGGTGGATTTCTTGCCCGGAGCCTTTTTCTTCGGTTCCTTATAGGCCAGCGGCTTGGTGGTATCCCCGGTGGCCAACCATTCCTTGAAGTTCTCCCACGTCATCGGGGTGGATGCGCCGAGCCCCTTCCAGCCCTTGGCGTAGTTTTCCGTGTAAATGCCGCGGGCGACGGTGTCGCTCTTCGCGCCAATGACGACCTTGTGTTCGTCGAACTTGCCGGTTTTCGGGTCGATCTGATCGATTACCACGACCGGCAGGCTGGTATCCTCGGCCTCCGGGGTAAGGAAGGTATCGATGTGGTCTTTGTCCTTCCCGATCGTGCCCTTGATGTAACCATAGTGGTGCTTGAGCGCCGGCCAGTCGGGCCTGCGCTTACTGCCGGCCGGGTTCTCGATGCTGATATCGAGCCCGTTGATCTTGTAGTGACCCTTCTTGTAGTTGCCGGCCTGTTTCTGGCCATCAGTCGGCTCCGGGGTGTCGTTCTGGTCGCTGGTCGCCGCCTCGTTGGCGGCATTATCAAGATCGGATCCACCGTCACTCGTTGTATCCGGAGCTTGCGGAGGCACAAGGTTGACCGGTGGCTTGGTCTTGGCTGACCGTTGACCCGCGGCCTCACGCTCGGCCTTTTGGGCCTTCATGGCGCGGTCTGCGCTCGTCTCGTCGCCGGTGATGCCGTAACTGAACTGAACACCCTTGAGGGTGCCGTGCTTGCCGGCTGGGATCTCTACCTTCGCCAGATCGGCCTGAGCGGCCTTGATGGCCTTCTCAAGGGCCTCCTTGTCGTCGCCATGGGCCCAGAACTCGTCGCCATGGACGTGGAAGGCATCATCGCCCAAATGCTTCCTGAGCGCCTCTCCCATCGCCTTGAGCAGGGAATCGCCGGCCTTGTCGCCCACGTTGTCGTTCAGCCAGCCAAGGCTGTCGGCATCCATGGAGACGATGTGCTTCTTTTTCGGGGTGGTATCCCACGCCTCTTTGTTCGGCAGTCCGGTGACCTTGTTGGCAACATTGGACTTGCGCAGTTCGGCGATCGCCGCTTTACGCTCTTCCTCGCCCATTTCGTCGATATTCTTGCGCATTGACCAGTTGCGCCGGCGATCCTCGTCTCCGGGGCGCTGACGGCGCTCGGTCTTGATACCGGGCTTTTTCTTCTGGCGGCGATCGGGACGATTAATTGACCCGGTTTCGGGGGTATTTAATCCGGTTTTTTCTTCACCTTCGCTGGGTGCGGATTTATCCGGAACATTTTCAGGCTGATTTTTTTCCGGAATATTCTCGCCACCCTTTCCTTCCGGAGCATTTTCGGGCTGATTTTCTTCCGGTTTCCCGAACAGCTCGTCGAGGGCATTGATCGCATCCCCGCCCTGATCGGTTTCCGCGGGCTTGCCCTGCCCGGGAGGGGGCGCATCATCAAGCAAATTTTCGTCAGTATCCTCAGACTGGTTTTGTTCGGATCCAGTCTGAGGATTAACCTGCCCGGGTGGCGGGGCATCGTCCAGCAGGTTTTCGTCGTCTAGCCCTCCCTGATCAGGTTCACCGACGGGGGCGGGCTCTCCCTCTCCTTGTCCGAGGGGCTGGTCAATGGGCGGTTGTCCATCAGGTTGTAGGGGTCCGACAGCCCCGGGGCCTGTTTCGACAGGGCCTGCGGGCCCTCCCCCGGGTCCTGCGCCACCTGCGCCACCTGCTGGCGGCGGCGGCGGAATTCCTTGATCACTTGGTCCGATTGGGCCAGCAGGGGTCTGTTGAGCGGCATTTTCGGTTGCTCCTCGTAGTGCATCCATCAGGATGGGGAAGAATTGGGCGTCAGGCAGTTCGTTGTTCTGTACGGCTACCTGACCGATAAGCTGGTTTACCGCCTCTTCACCAAGCACGGACTCCGCTTTGAGGCGGGCGGCTGCCAGCTGTGATACCTGCGGCGGTGCACCGATTTCCTCGGCAATACTGTTGAGTACCTGAGCATCCTGCTCGGTGAAGTCTCCTGCGCCTGCAGGGGCCTTGTCGAGCCCCATGGTCTTGGCTCGCAGGTTCATGGCCTCTTCTTTCCTGCCCTCTGCCCACAGCTGGGCAACCTGATCGTCGACCTCGCCCTGCTGGGCCACGGTACCGTCTGGGTGCACAACGAAATCCGACGGCGCGCTCAGTTCCGGTGGTTTTCCGGGGGGTGGCGGGGGTTCGTCAGAGAACTCCGCGTCTGGTCCTTCGTCAAGGGGCTCGCCGCTGGGTGGCGGGGGTGGGGGTGGACCCTCTTCCTTTTTCTGGAAGGCCGAGGTAACCCCGGCGACAGGCGCGCCGGTCACGGCACCGGCAAAGGCGTTGTTGAGGACGCTGATTATCCGGTCCATCATTGGGCCTGTGCTGCCAAGGTGAACCTGCGCCCACTGCGACAACACTTCCTGCATACCTTCGGTGCCACCCTCGGATATCGTGCCGATGACCATACCCTTGACCACCCGCTTGATCAGGTCGTCACGGGCCGGCTTGAACGCCCGCCCGAGGATCTTCTCCAGACCGACCAGATCGAGCGCGGCGATCGGCACAGCGACCTTCATCGCCGTCTCTGCCATACCCTTTTGCGTCAGCTCGCCATTCTCGATCAGCTTCTGCAGGCTCTTGTCGCCCTTCATGGAGCCGTATACGTCGCCAAGGTTCTGCACGTAGGACGGCAACGAGGCGCCGGCCACAAAACCGAGTACCGGGTTGGCCGACATGGCGCTGACACCGAAACCGATCGCAGCCCCGGGGGCGATACTGGCAATGCCCTGACCGGCGAAATACTGTGCCAGATCGATCAGATCACCGACCGACTGAACATCCTCAAGACCGGCCACCCGGGGCTGGTATTCCTTGAGCTGTTCCTCGCCCCACCCGGCAACATCAGCACCGACCTGCTGCAGACCGTCGGAGTCGGTCACCACGCCGAGGGCTTCCATGGCGTTACCGAGCATGTTGGGGTTGGTTCCAACCACACCGCCGACAAGGCCCTGCATGAAATCGCCATGTTCCGGCTTTTTACCCGGGGCCTGCTTGTCTTGGCCGGGGTAGGTCAATGCTTCTTCGGGGGAGTAAGGGGTGCCCGGTGCGGGCGGTTGATCGCCTGAGAACGTATCGGCGTAATCATCAACCCAGCTGGGTTGCTGTGTTTCTGAGGGGGTATTTGCAGGGGGGGTAGAGAACGAATCGGCGAACTCGTCGATCCAGCTGTTGGCTTTCTCTGGGCCAACCAGCTTCTTTACATAATCTTGAGTCTCCGGGAACGGCGGCACATCGCCGTATTTGTCGACAGCCGCGGGGCCGGCGTTGTAGGCCGCGGTGGCAAGGCGATCGTCACCGTTGTACCGCTCGAGCATACGCTTGTAATAGCCCACGCCGGCATCGATGTTCTGGCGCACATCGTTGGGATCTGTTCCGCCCATCTCCTTAAAGGTCGACGGAATGACCTGCATGACGCCATGAGCATCCTTTGGCGAAACGGCATCCGGGTTGTAGTCACTCTCAACGCCGGCCATCTTGCGAATCTTCTCGCGGGGAACCCCATACTTATCGGCTGCTTCATCAAGCATCGACAGTATTTGATCTTTCGAGGGTTTTGCCCCATTAACGGATTCCGGGTTATTACCTGAGCCGTCTCCAGTGGTTGGCGCACCAAAGGAGTCGGCATAGCCGTCCAGCCATGATCCCATTTGTAGGTCCTTTAAGTTTTAGCGGCGAACGAGGCCGGTATTGGCAGTTGTGTCCTCACCCTTTGCGGGCGGTTCACCCCAACGCTCCCGGTACGCCTTGATCGCTGCCTCTGTTGATTCTTGCTCGGTTTTACCTATTTCCTTGCCTTTCGCTATTGCACCAGCCAGAAACTTGTTCCAGTCGGGTTTCCCACCCTCGGCCTTTACTTTTCCGGCCTCTGGGGGCGGTTTCTGGGGGCTGGCGCTAGATTCGCCGCGCATCCTTGCAATCTTCTTATCGACCTGCCAGCGGATAAGTTCAGCCACCCGCTCATCACGCTGATCAATGTCGATCTTGCCTTCCTGTTCTTCCTTGTCGGCGTAGTTCTCGGCCTGCGTGGTGTACTGCTTCATCAGCTTGCTGGCCGTGTTGTTCGCGCTGTTGGTGTCCTTCACGCCGGATTCATAGATGGAGGTCGCCAGATCGGCTCTTGCCGCGGCGTTTGATTCCTTGTTGGCATCCCCGAAACTCCACGACCCGTTGGCGAACGTGGCCCCGTAGGCATCCCGGGACATGTTGTAGAGCTGCTTGCGGTAGGGCGCGACCTTTCCTTCTGCGCCCATCTTTTCCTTTTCCAGCTGGCCCTTGAGTTCGTATTCCCTGTCCATCTTGTCCAGCGCGAACTGGTTTTCGTTTGCCTTGGTGTTTGCGGCGACCCTTTCATCGCGGGCCTTGTCGAGGCGCTTGGATGGATCCTGAGACATGAGGTACTGAATCGTCATGCCGATGGTGTCGAGGTCGGCCTTTTGATCGATGATCTTCCCTTTTTCATCAATCTTGATGTGGTACTTACCGTCATCACCCTTGCTGATGTTGAACTTACCGCCAGTTCCGGACCACTTTGTTGCGTAGTCACCAGCTGCCTGCGGATTGCCCAGCATCAGCTGGCGAAGCGCCTCGCTGCCTTCACGGTATCGGTCGGCCGCTTCCTTGCGGCGGTTGTAATCCTCGTCATCGCGCCCCTCGGTAATGTCCTGACGCTGCAGGCGATGGGTGCGATCTTCCTGCCCCTGCTCGCGCTGTAGTCGCGTGTAGTTGTAGTCCTCGTCGGCACGTCCCTGCTGTTTTGCGGCCTGTAGTCCGGCGTTCGCACCACGCAAAGCCAGTCCGAATGAATAGGATCCCATCAGTGCGCCCTCCTGAGCTGGGTCTGTCGCTTCTCTCGAGATTTCCTGATCAGCTGGTCAAAGAAATCGGTTCCCTTGTCCATCACAACCTCGGGCGGTATGACGTACTCGCCGTCTGTGAACCGGGCCTCGTAGGTGTTCCCGTCGGCCCCGTGGATCCGCCCCGGGACCTGATCATTGCCGGCTGGCCCACGAATCAGGCCGGCCTCGCGACCGTCTCCGGGGGCAATCTCGCCACCATCGCGGTAGCCGGCGCCGCTTCCTCCGCCGTACAGGTTGACGCCAGACATGTCGATAGCGCCCGCCCCGTTCGCGCTGGTGCTTGGCGCAGCCGGTGTCGAGGATCCGCCTCCGAACCACCCGGAAACCGTGTCTCCGATGCTCTTCCCAATACCTGAGTTAGCGAACTGGTCGTACAGCTGTGCACCAGCCTGCCCAAGCTGTACGCCAGCAGATTGGGCTCCCATGGCGTTTTGACCGTAAGCCTGCGCCACGTTTCCGAACTGGTTGGCGGCAGCGTTCATCCCGTACATCGACGGGAAATTCGACTGCGGCAGTGATTGTGACGGGTTCGACCCGACCGGCGCACGACCAAGAACCGTACCCATGCGGTTGAAGTTCGTATCCTCTACCCGGTTACGCTCGTTCTCGCGGGCGGTGTTCTGAGCATCAGACAGGGCGGCGGCACGAGCAAGACCGCCACGCTCGAGGGATCCGGTGTACTCTCCACTTCCCGGAGTAATCCCGTGGCGAGCCAAGTTGCGTTGCAGGATGCCCTGTTCGGCGTCAAACGACCGGTCGACACCGAGACGCGCATCCTTGGCAACCTTGTCGTACTGCGGCTTGATCCCCTCAAGCGCGGATCCGACATACTTCTCTTGAAGCGGGGCGTAGTAGTTCTGATACAGGTCGGCATCTGTCTGACCGCGCTGCAGCGCCAGCTCCTGAGCGGTGATGCCCATTTCGCGGGCCTTTTGCTCAAGCGGGAAAATGGTTGACTGGTAGGTTCGCCATTGCTCTTTGGCGATCTTGGACATTCTTCTTGCGGCATCGGCCTGATCATCGAGTGCCTTTTCAGAGTCTCCGCCGCCGCTAAACAACCCGGCAGCTCCGCCAATGACGCCACCAATCGCGGCACCATATGGGCCAAACGATGCGCCGGCCGACGCTCCGCTTACCGCTCCGGTTGCACCACCAGCAAGATTAACTGCCATAGTTATTCCCTCTCTTTACATACAGTAAACGCTGACCGTTCCACCTGAGTAAACACCGGGGGAGCCGCCAGACTTTGCAATGATTTTTAGCCTGTCCATTTCATTCGTGAGCGTAATACGCCCTGACACGAAGTATTGGTAACTTGAGGTGCTCTCGCGGCCTAGAGCGCCACTCACAGACCATGTGTTGGTTCCGTATATCCTCACCATTTCGATTATCCCGCTATGCAGCAGGTTGTTGCCGCCCGTCCCAATCCCCACAAGCTCGAAACCAGCCCCGTCATTTGACTGTAAAGTGGACCCCTCGGAGGAGCTTCCGGCGTCCCAATTTTCTGCCCCGTATTCCGCTTCGGTGGCGTATGAGGCGCTATCACCGCACAGAATAGAGATTTTGCTTGAACCTGATGTGACATTGACCGCAATGGAATCAAACGCAAGAATGATCTTGCTCTTTGATGACGGAATCCCCGTAATCTCTCCAAGAGTTGCGGTGGTTCCTCCGGTGATATCACCTAAATGAGTGAGCCCTCCAGTAGAGACGGCTTGGTACTCACCATAAACGTCAATGCTTCCATTGGCACCAAACGTGCCGGTTGAGGTCTTTATTTTGAACCTGTCAAGCACGGCAGACAGGTCGAATTCGCCACCAAGAGAAATATTTAGAAATGACGAAGATCCTGTTTCACGGTGAACAGAGCCAGAGACTACCCACCTGTCAGTACCTGACATTCTTCTAAGATTTATAATGCCGTGGTGCTTAAACGCCAGCGACGCGCTATAGGTAACTTCCGCACCAGATCCGGAAGTCCATGAATACCCGCCAGTCGTCGCACCGGTGTTGTGGGTAGTGCTGCCGGCGCATGATTCTCCATAACTCGCGCTCGACGCAAGATCGAGAAGGAGTGTATTGCTATTTGATTGAAGGTTGTTAAAGACCAGTTTGAGCGCGATTACTGATGACGGTATCCCCGTCATCTCTGCCGAGGATGCGCCGCTTCCAACAGCGATAGTGCCGAGAAAGAACTCGCCGGCGCCGTTGCTTACAGAAAGTGCCTCGCGCTCGTAGTAAACATCGACAGTTCCACCACCAACTGACCCCGTGCCGCCATACTTGATGGTCTTGATCCTGTCCAAAGGGCCGGAAAAATCAAGGTATCCGGTACTCAAAAGAGTCGATAATCCACCTGTATCGCTTCTTCCTGTTGTGGAGTTGGCTATCCATTTGTTTGTTCCGTGCTGCCTTACAAATTCAACAATACCGGCAAACTTGCCACCGCTATACCCTGTTCCTGTGACGGCTATCGGAATACCGATATTGGAAGTCCAGTCTGTTACTGTTGGCCCGGCGCTGTAGATTTGAGTTTCATCACCATCGCTGGTGAACGAATAGCTGGATGTATCCCCGGGAACAACCACAACACGACCAGTTCCGGATGATATCGTCAAGGAAACATCACGCACCACGCACAAAACCCGAACCGCATCGGATGGTATTCCTGTTACCTCTCCAAGCGTTGCAGTGCCACCACCGCCGGATATTTGGCCTGCATAGACAAGCCCACCACCCGGAGTCGGCGTTTTCCATTTGACCCCAAGCGTCTCGGCCGCATCAGCCGAAAGGTACTGCTCGTCTGCGCCAACCCCGAGAACATCGAACGCTGAACCATCTGCCGCTATCAGATTGCCGAGCGTCGTATCCAGCAGGTCAAACGCGCTACTTCCACCACCGCTTCCTCCGGAAGAGGATGACGACGACGATGACGCGACGATATCTCCCGAGCTGATCTGCTGTTGAAGGCTGGCAATGTTGGCAATGATCCGTAGCAGCAGGCGCTTGTGGTTAGGATCCTTAATGAACGGTAGCGTTCTGTCAGTCGATTTAATCGTCACAACAGCGCCAGCTCTTCCATTGTTGAGGCGAGGAATATCTCGTGGATTGTCACATTGTTTGCGATAACCTCAACCTCATAGGTATCCGCAAGATACCCATCGGGGAGTCGAAACGGCCTGTGGGCCGGTATCACGGTTACGACCACATGCCCTTCGTCATCAACAGAATAATTGTACTCAATGAGGTTTTTCGAGTATTCGAGTCGCCTGACTATGGTGTTTGGGTTATCGGCATCACGCCGCAGACTGTAGACATTAAGCAACGCCGTGATATTAGACTCAACGGCTTGCTGTATCGCGGCGATGTAAGGGCCACCGGCAACCACATACTGTCCCGGCATCAGCCCGCCAAAGCCACCCTGTATGTAGTTGCTTGACATTAGGTTATTTTCTGCCCGATCTGCATCTGGTAGATGCGATTATTGTATGTATCTATGAAATACAGGTGGTGACCATCAGTGCTGATAGCCAAACCGCCACCGTAAGCACTCGGCAAGGACAGGTGCTGGTCTTTTACGGCAGTTGACAGGTCCCAAGGTGTCGACAGGATGTAGCGATCCAAGTGGTACGGTGAGTAATTCTGGTTTTGGTTGATATACAGGTACTGCCCGGTCAGATCGAATGTGATCCCTTGAATGTAGTTGGTGAACGTCAGAGACACAGAATCATAGGATAATGTCGTTATATCCCATGCAGTTGAAAGCGAATACTGATAAACCTTTGCGGTGTTGTAATCGCCAATATACATCTTGGTGCCATCCGGGTTGAAATGGCAGCCATGTGGTCCGGTTATTTCGGCCGAGACATCATGCGTTGCAACATAGGACGCAGTAGACAGGTCATAACCAGTCGACAGGTCATAAGAAAAAATCTTCTTATCACCTGATATAAACAGCTTCGTACCGTCAGAGTTGAAGAAGATTCCTCTAGGGTGCGCAGTTTGGGAATCAACATTAAGCGAATCTGTGTTGGAGTAAGTTGTCAAATCCAAAGGAGTCGACATCGTGTACTCATACAGGTAGCCGAATGAGTCTTTAGTTGTCCATAATCTTGACCCGTCTGGGTGTATGAACAGGCCGTTTGGCGTGGTTGTTTCTGATGTTATTGACTCGTAATCAATAAATAAATTGAGGTCAACGAACCACGGATAACTGGCATCAAACCCGTAAAGTGTGTTGGTTCCAATCCTGTAAACCATGATTTTGGTACCGCTATCACTCCATTGGACCTGTGTTCCATACACGAAGTGGTGCACAAGCGTCCGATAGGAGGCGGTACTGAGGTCCCACGCTGTCGTTAGCTTATATTGCCGGACAAACTGAGCATCAGTAATGTACATTTCTGTGCCGTCAGGCTTTACATCAATGCTTTCAGCTCGGATATAGAGTTCCGAAGAAGTGAATGAGTAGGTTATCGTTCCGGTGGTTATATCCCACGGAGTAGAGAGAGTGACCTCGTGAATTTTTTTGGCTGTCTCGTCACAGATAAACAGCTTCGTTCCGTCGGCTTTGAATTTGAAGTCACGGGCCGATGTAATCGTTGCTGAAAGATCTAGCACCGAGGTATAGGTGGCGGTGCTTACATCCCATGCGGTAGACAGGGCGAACTGGTATATTTTTTGTTGCCCGGTGTCACTGGCATACATCTTGGTGCCGTCGGCGCTGAAGTCAACACCGTAACACACCGCAATAGCGCACAACCCGGAAATATTCTTGTTCTTGCTGTCGTATGAAGCGGTCGACACATCCCATGCGGTTGTCAGGCTGTGCTGATAGACGACAGAGACACCATAAGCGGTACCATACGAATAGAACATGGTCCCATCAGGTTTCCACGAAACCCCAGCCGCGTTGGTGTACGTTTGCGGGTTCATGGAATCCCCGTCAGGGACGATATTGAACAGGGCGAAACTCTCGCCAACATAAAGCGGCGAAAGCTCTGTTTCTGCGATTTCTTCCTCTTTTGCCGTGACTGCCGCCGCTATGGCCTCTGCGGCAGAGGATGGATCGTAGGAGGCAATAGCCTCTTCCATTGTGAATCGCACCAGCGCGGTCTTTAGGCAGGTTGGCAGCGCCATGGTGAAGCGTTTCGACAGCCACTGGTAGGTCTGAAAGCTACCGCCGGAATCATACTTGCTGATCGTGCCCTGATCGGCGTCCATCAGGTACAGGGTGTCGGTTTCAACGATCTTGTGGGCTGCCGTTATCAGACCGGTGAGCTGGGTAAAGGTAGCCTCTGGCTCTTCCGGGTCAAAGATAAGCCCGCCGTTCTCGTCTCCGTCGGATCCGCCGTCACTGTAGAACAGGTAGTAACGATCGTCGTAGACCTCGGCCAGCATGGAGGACGGGTTGAACAGGTCCCAATCCTTCTTTTTCGCGAGCGGCTTGGTGATAACCTTTGGCAGACCAGCTGACGGGACATAAGCCACCCCGTCAGGACATGCGTAACAAACCCCGTTTTGTAGCCCCTTCATCGATCTCTTGCTGATGCAGGGCTGGAAAAACTCTAGTTTCGAGGAAACCGCGGCCGATGGGTCGTCGACAATGACAAGGTAGGGCTGCCCGGTCGTGGCCACAACAACGGTATTGCCAAGCACGGCGATGGCAACCACGTCGAAATCGAACTTTACCCGGTAGTTAGTAGGCCATGCGCTGGGGATGTACTCAGGGGTAAGCGCCAACACCTTGCCGTAGAACCCTGCGCAAACCCCGTTGGCGAGGGCTATGATCCCCTTCATGTTGCCATTTGGGGCCTTGTACCAGTCGCCCTCGATCACATCCCCGGGGAGGTCCTCACCAAGGTCGGCATCGGCCACCGTGTCGTTGAAGGTGGTTCCGGTCGTGGATCCGACGTATTTGTAGGTGCCGTCAAGGCTGCGGTAGATATACTTCGTCCAGCCGGTTGTTTGCAGCGGGGCCTCGCGCTCCCATGTGCCGCCGCTGGTGTAAGCCCCGTTGGTGGTCAGGGTGATTCGGATCTCGTCAACAGCGAGCCGTTCGGTAACCTGAAAGGTGCCAGCAAGGTCAGTCGCCAGATCACCTGTGGCCACGATGGTACCGCCGAGCGTCACATACTCGGTTTCCTCTAGGAAATGGCTGGTATCGAAGGTGATATCTACCGTGGTTGCATTAACCGTTACCGCGCTGATGTTCCCGCTGTTTGGCGGGGTGGCGTCGATTCCTGTCAGGTTCCACGAGCTGGCGTCATCGACGCCGGTGTGTGTACCTACCGGGCTCGGAGGTCCTTCCTCTCCCCACGCGGTAATGAATGAGTAAACGTAGGCGCGATCGACGGCGGTTCCTGTTCCTCCGGTATGCCCTACGGTCGGCGCTGTATCGGGTCGCGGCACCCCGAGACGGTAGTAATCGGTCGGGTATGCGGTGCCGGGGCTTGCGTGAACCAGCGTGTCGTCAGTCGATTTCGGGTTGTAATGCCCTGTGTAGTGCACCCGATCGCCATACGATTCCGCCAGATCCTGCGGTGTGCGGATCACGTCAACATCATCAGTCCAGTGCATCCAATAGGCACCGAGCGGATAAATCGACTTGATCGTGCCCTCTTTTGAGGGCGTAAAAACCTGAATATTGCTCTGCAACGCTTTCAGTTCGTGACTGAAAATGTTTACGTTGCGGGCAACCTGCGCCTGATTTGGTCCGAGTTTCCGGGGCGCGATTCTCGGGGCTATGCCCTGAAACCGGTTAATGTGTATGTAACCCATCAGGGGAAGTAAATCGCCACGATCTTGAGACGCCAGTACCCATAGGTAATGTTGATTCCGTACCCGGTACCCTTGCCTATAACCGAAAGCCTGTTGGCGGTGGCCCTGTAGTAGATATCAGATGCGTCAGGAGAAATCACAAGACCGCCAGACCTTGCGCCGGATCCCTCGTCCTCGTCATTCTGTGCGGGATTAACAAATACCTCGTCACCAGCTGAATATCCGCCTTCCGAGGTTTTACAGATCAGCTTACAGGTAATTACATGTGGGATTGCGCCAAGCCCGTGGGCAACGGTCTGCAGCGTCCCTGTCAACGTCAGCTCGCCAGATTCAAATTTTTGGCGTGAATTCTGAACAAACTCGGTTGTTGCTACCTTGGTGCTGCTGTCTCCTGCAGCCTGCGTGGTTGCTGTGGTTCCGTCAGGCAGTGCGCCGACAACGCCTCCGGATGACCGCAAGTAACTCGTCACGCGCCACTTACCGACAGCGTACTCTACGAATTCCGCCTCGTCGCCGGCTACCGTATCGATGTTGGCGCCACCCGGAAGGACGATGTAATCGCCGTCATGGGTCAGGGTCAGCACATCTAGGAAGCGGATCTTTATGACCGCTCCGATACCGATCGTTGCTATCGCGGTAATCGCGGTGGTCGAATCCAGCTCATAGTAGTTGCCGTCGTCCGGGATGGTCAGCGTTCCGGCGGAGATATCACCATCGCCCATGTCGGTGCCGCGGGCGAACACGTTCGTCTTGGTGAACGTATTCTTTGCGGTCAGCTGCGCAAAACTGGACGATGACAGGGGTACCCGGGGATTCAGTAGCTTGAAGTTCCCGTCGCCATCATCGTAGACGACCATGGATGTGGAGTTTGCCGCAATGTCGCCGGCTGCCGGGTCGGTTCCATCGGGCAGCTTGATGTTCTTCACCCCAAGGCTGTTGACGTTGAGTGTCGAGGCCCCGGTATTGGTGTTTGCCGGCAGGAACAGGATGAACATAGGAGAGGCGTAGGAGGCGGCTGCAGGGTCCAGATCAAACGCATACTGGTTTGCGGATCCGGTATCGACCGCGTAGTTGAAGTCCATCGCCTGAATCGCCGAACTGGTTGGGGTTGACAGGTCACCAAAGAACCCGGCAGTTGGGCGTAGCTCAATCAGATCATCGACGTTGAAGGTTTTCGCAGAGGCAACATCGTTACCCTGAGACGCCTCATAGGCCCGGGTGACAGTCAGCACATCAGCAGATCGTGACGTGCAGGCGACAATTTCAGTTTCGCCGGTGGTCTTGTTCAAAAGGACGAGTCGGAAGAAATCACCGCCGCTCGGGTCTGGAAACAGGGAGTCTCCGTCTCCTGACAAAACAGTGAGGGTGGTATCGATAGCGGATACTGCTGATGCCAGCCGGGTGCTGGCGAGGTTTGTAAACAGTTCAGCCATTTGGGGCCTCTAAGGGGTTACCACGACGGGATGGTGAGAGTTGTTGCGCTCTTGGTGTGGCCCATGCGGGCCCGGGCTTTTGCGCTTTGGATCTGATTGACGAAGTCTTTCATGTAGCCCTTTGCGGCCCGCTCGTCGTACCAGTCCTTGGTTTTCATGTTCAGAAGCATACCCAGCGCGCCGGCCTCGATGGCGTCGCGCCAGTCCTCGTAGACGATTTCACCGACACTGGTAGCCGCCTGCGTTGGTTTCATGGCTACCTTGGCCTCGACAGCGCCGGTGATGACCTCGTCTGATTTACGGTTGAAGCGGATCGTTCCCGGGGATTCCACGATGTAGTACATCGGGGTACCGGAATCCTTGTCACGCCAGCCAGCGTCGAAACGATTCAGCCACTCGGCTGTTTTCTCGGCAATCTCGTTGCCGTCATAGGCCACCCACAGGGGGAGGATTACCCGGGCGTTGTCATAGGTGGAGTCCGATGGCTGTACCGAGTAGGTATCCTCGTCGATGGCTGAATCCAGCGCGGTGATATCGACCTGCCAGATCAGCGACTCATTACAGAACCGGATGGCGGCGCTGGATATGTAGGAAAGCGCCACAGCCTCGACCGCCCCCGGAACCGCGATCATGATGTTCGGGAGGAAATCTTCGTAGTCGGTCATTTTTCAGCTCCGCGATTCTTCGGTGAGAAAAGCGCGTCTGTTTCCAGCTTCTCCTTTAACATGCGGGAGAATCGCAGGAAGTGAGAATTAGCCCGGTCTGTCGCCGCGTTGGTTTCAGCTCCGCGCTCGGTCATACGGAACAGCATCCACTCGATCAGGTGTGGAGCCCAAATATCCTCAAGCGTGATCGGATTAGCCGAGTTGGTGATTTCCGCTGGAACCTCAGACTGCAGGATCCGCAGATAGGTGTTCGGGCTGGTCGCTGCCGGCGGGCTGACGTGGAAAACCCGCGGCGATGCCTCGTCGAACATGTATTCCTTGATCGTCCCGGACTTGGTTTCGGCGCGCCAGTTTGGCGAGAACAGATCCTTGTCCTCGCGCCTTACCCGGCGCACGGCGCGCCCCGGGGTGGATCCGGCCGATCCCATGTTGCAGATTACATCCAGCAGGCGAAGCCCGCTGATGGTCTGCATACTCCCCTGCGCCAGCAGTACAGTGCGCATGGCGGCGTTGGCGTCTGGACGCTTCTCGACAATCATGCGCTGCCCGTCATTCAGCCATCCGAGGATCTGGGAGGGGGTCCACGTAATCTGGTCACTGTCCTCGATCTGCTCTGATGCCTGCGCAATGAGGGTGCTGGCGAGGATGGTTCCCATCAGGCGGCGTCACTCGTCAGGTCGACAGCCTTGACGGTCAGGTGATTACAGTATTCGACGATATTGCCGACACTGTCGCGCTTGTCGATCTTGATATCGTGATGCTCTTTCGCCCAGCCTGCCAGCAGATCCTTGGCAGCCTTGGACGGCATACCGTCGACGCTGGGTACCACAAGGGCGGGATTGACCTCACAGGTCACTTTGCTGGTGGTTTCCTCGTGGTCGCCACCTACCTCACCTTCTCCTTCGGCCCTCAATTGTGCGGCTTCCTCTTCCTGCAGGCGCGCGGCCTCTTCGGCTTCCTCTTTCAGGCGTTTCTCGCCCAGCTCGCCGATCGGGGCCTTGACCGGTCCTGTGGCCGGCGGGCGGTTGCCGTAACGCTCGTACCAGTTGTCCTCGTTTTCGATGGACACCAGCTCCGGGCGCTTGGCCAGAATATCGGTGTAGCGGAACAGGCGACCGTTCTCGGGGTTTCCCAGCCACGTTGATTTGACGCGCACCGGCTCATCCGGGGTGAAGGTATCCAGCATCGGGGTACCCTGCGCATCACAGGGAACGAAATCGGCGCGCTTGGCGTGAATCTCGTTGTAAGGGAATACCCGGCCGTTCTTGGTGTTCTTCAGGAACAGGGGTTTCGGCCCTTCGAGTTGTACTGCATGAGTC